TTAAAAGACGCATAAGCAGATCTTCAACAAAAATGGTTGAGCCAACAACTCAATATACAACTGCAGCACTTGCTGGAAAAAGCGGTATTGATGGAGCACAATCAAAAGAGATAAACCCAGGGCTAGTATATGTAAACGGCTATGGAATGTTTGATGTAATTACACCACCTTGGAACCTTTATGAATTAGCAAACTACTACGACACATCATTTGCAAACCACGCAGCAATTGATGCTAAGGTAGAAAACATTGTTGGTCTTGGTTATGAGTTTAAGGTTTCTCAGAGAACAATGATGAGACTTGAATCATCAGAAGATAACAGTGCAACACAAAAGGCAAGAAAAAGAATTGAAAGAACAAAGATTGAAGCAAGAGACTGGCTAGAATCCCTTAATGACGACGACTCCTTTACTGCAACAATGGAAAAGGTTTACACAGACCTACAATCAACTGGAAACGGTTATCTAGAAATTGGTAGAACCACTCGTGGAGAAATTGGATACGTTGGACATATACCATCAACAACAATGCGAGTACGAAGAATTAAAGACGGTTACGTTCAAATTATTGGAAACAAGATTGTTTACTTCCGTAACTTCGGAGCAAAGAATAAAAACCCATTAACTACAGATGCTAGACCAAACGAGATAATTCACTTCAAGCAATACTCACCTCTAAATACATTCTACGGAGTGCCAGACATTATGTCGGCTATTAACTCACTACACGGAGACTCTCTTGCATCACAATATAATATTGATTACTTTGCAAATAAAGCAGTTCCACGATACGTTGTAACATTAAAGGGTGCGAAACTTTCTGGAGACGCAGAAGACAAGATGTTTAGATTCTTACAGACAAGTCTCAGGGGGCAATCGCACAGAACGCTATATATTCCACTTCCAGGTGATAGCGAAAATAACAAGGTTGAATTTAAAATGGAGCCCATCGAAGACGGTATACAGGACGGCTCATTTAAAGAGTATCGTAAACAAAACCGTGATGATATCCTGGTAGCACACCAAGTGCCACTGTCTAAACTTGGAGGTGGCGATTCTGGATCTATTGCAGCAGCACTTGCACAGGATCGCACCTTTAAGGAGCAGGTTGCAAGACCAGCACAAAGACAACTTGAAAAGATGATCAACAAGATTATTCGTGAAAAGACAGATATCATTGAGTTTGTATTTAACGAGTTGACATTGACAGATGAAATTGCACAGTCTCAAATCCTTGAGCGTTATGTTAAGAATCAGATCATGACTCCTAACGAGGCAAGAGTTGTTTTGGATATGCCACAAAGAGACGGTGGCGATGAAGTACTAGATCTAACTCCAGCAGGATCTGCAGAGGCAAAGACGACAAGAGCAAGAGACTCTGAAAGAACAAATAACAACTCTGACAGCACTTCAACAGTTGCTGGAAGAGCCCCAAAGGGAGAGGGAAGAAAAACTCCTTAGTGTCCAATATGTCCACATTGTGATATATGTATAAAAGGGGGTTTATAATATAATGGTGAGCAATATATCTAAGGCCCATTGGAATTCAGATGGGGAAAATCTTCGTCTTTCGATGCCTTTTAACAAGGTAGACAAAGAGCGACGAGTCGTTTCAGGTTTTGCATCATTAGACAATCTTGACAAGCAGATGGACATTGTTACATCTGAGGCATCAATGAATGCATTTGCAAAGTTTCGTGGCAACATTAGAGAAATGCACCAGCCATTAGCAGTTGGTAAGATGGTAAACTTTAAAGAAGATAAGTACTTTGATCCAGAAACTAAGAAGTTTTATAAGGGTGTTTTTGTTTCGGCTTATGTTTCTAAGGGCGCTCAGGATACTTGGGAAAAAGTTCTAGACGGAACGCTAACTGGATTTTCTATTGGCGGAAGAATGAACAAGTGGGATGACGGATTTGATGAAAAGTCAGACTCACAAATTAGAATTATTAAAGACTATGATTTAATAGAGTTGAGTCTTGTAGATTCACCAGCAAATCAGTTTGCAAACATTGTCTCTATTGAAAAGGTAGATGGAGTAGATGTATTTAAAGGTGACACAACAATTTTAGAAAATGTATTTTACGACAAAGCAAATGGAATAGTTTTAGCATCTGAAAATGAATCAGAACTTAGCCCAGTTTCTGGTGAGCAAATGGAAAATATAGGATTCGTTGAAAAAGCGGATGATGAAAAAACAACAATGATAAAATTCTTAGTTGATAGTGCTAAAGGCATTAATACTTCTAAGATTAACAAGGAGGTACAACCTATGACAAAATCAAAAACACAAGTTGAAAAAACAGATGTAGTTGAAGACGTTGTGGTCGCTCCAGAGGCAGATGCCGTGGTTGAAGAAGTTACCGAAGAAGTTGCAAAAGCAGAAGAGACAGAAACAGCAGATGTTGTTAAGTCAGACGATGTAGTTGCAGAAACTACTGAAGAAGCACCAGTTGCAGACTCAGTTGAAAAGGTAGCAGACGCAGACGCAGATGTATCTAAGTCAGATGATGTAATTGCAGAAGCAGTTACAGAAATCAAGAATAATCTAACATCAGCCTTTAGCGATCTATTGTCAACAGTAAAATCTTTGCAAGCAGAAGTAGAACTTCTTAAGTCTTCAAAGGTCGATCTTGACACAGTTAGAGGTTCATTTGAAGCAGTTGCAAAAGATATTGCAGCCGTGTCAAATGAATTTAATGAATTTGGAAAACGAGTAGATGCTGTGGAAGCAGAAACCGCATTCCGAAAGTCTGGAGATATCGGCGATATCTTTCAGTCTCAACCTGAAATGGTTGAAAAATCCCTATGGGGCGGTAGTTTCCTCAAAACAGCCGATCTATTCAAATAAAAAATCACTAGGAGGTGACAATATGTCAGAAGAAATAATCAAAAACCAGCCAGGCGCTGCGGGAGATCTAGGTGCAACAGCACCAGGACTTTACCAGGGCCAAGGTGCTTTCGCATCAGGTGGAATTGGTGGAGTATCAAACCCAGGTGCAGACACACTTGGAAACATTCCAACAGCAACTCTTGGAAGTACAAGCGGAGCAAACGCTGTTAACCCTAGTGGTTCAGCGGCTTCTGGAATTTTGCGCCCTGAGCAGGCACGTCGTTTTATCGACTATGTTTGGGATGCAACAGTATTAGCAAAGGATGGCCGTCGTGTAACAATGAAGGCTAATTCTATGGAACTTGAGAAGGTAAACGTCGGTGAGCGTGTAATTCGTGCAGCAGCGCAAGCAGTTGGTAACTACACAAACACAGGTGCAACATTCTCTAAGGTCGAACTTACTACCAAGAAGATTCGTCTTGATTGGGAAGTAACAGCAGAATCATTGGAAGATGGTGTAGAAGGTGACGCTCTAGAAGATCACTTGGTACGCTTGATGACCAACGCATTCGCAAATGATATCGAAGATCTCGCTATCAATGGTGATGGTGCAACAGGAGCATTCTTGTCAATCATGCCAGGCTTTATCAATAAGGTAAAGACAAACGGAGATGCACATGAGTCAGTAGTGACCGTAGCAGATAATGCTTGGACACCTGATGTAATGCAGGGCATCATCAATGCAATGCCACGTAAGTACCGTGCACTTAAGAACAATCTTAAGTTCTACGCAGGTACAGATGCATTCGGTGGAATCGTTAAGAACAACGGTACACTTGCTGATGCAGTAGCAGAAGCATTTGCTGGACAGGTCCCAGGATCAACCCAAGCAAACCGCCAGTCATACCTTGATGGTATCGGACAGACATTCGGTGGAGCACGTACAACTCGTGTTCTCGGAATCGAAGTTCAGGAAGTTCCTTACTACCCAGCAGGCTATATCGATTTGACATTCCCTGCAAACCGTGTATGGGGATTCCAAAGAGACATCACTGTAAACCGTGAGTACGTAGCGAAGAAGGATACAATTGAATACACTGTATTCGTTCGCTTCGGTATCAACTGGGAAGAAGAGGATGCAATCGCATTCGCTGACGCTGCAGCAGACGCATAGTCTGTAAACAGTACCTTTAATGGGGGGCGGGAGTTCACTCTCCTGTCCCCCTTAATACTTTAATGATATAATACAAACAAGGAGGATACAAATGGAAAATAATAATTCATTTTCAGAAGATAAAGAACAAAAAATTTCTACAGGCTATTGGTCAACTCCAGAGCAAGTTGCTCAGGCAGCAGAATCAGTTGTTGAGCCAGCAGTAGAAGCAGAAGCACCAGTTGTTGAGGCACCAGTTGCCGAAGCAGTTGTTGAAGCACCTGCAGTAGAAGAACCAGTTCAGTCGCTAGGCTTTACAAAGACAGGCGCTATTGGCTCCATGGCAGCAGATGGTAAACAAAAAAATATTAAACCAGAAAATCAAAATGGAGACAAAGTTGCTATTTACTCAACAAGCAATGTTCGTTGGGAAGAAGCAAGTGGAGCCATTTACAAAGGTGTTAATATTGTAACAAAAGATCAAGCAGACAAGTGGCTTACTCGCTCACATGTTCGCTTAGCAACACCCGAAGAAGTCCAAAAGAGTTTAGGGTAATTAAAGATGGAGATATTGAGAGTTTCGCCATATGCAGACATATCTGTTGATTTTGTGGTTCCTGCGGGAATAACATCATCGACAATAACTGTTAACATAACAGATATGGCGGATCTTTCAATATCGACATTAACATTTTTAAACAAATCAGCAGGGAATACTATTGATATATCTTTGTCAGGAAAATACGACTCTTCATATAGGGTTGAAATTGTTAAAAATCTTGGGGCAGTTGGAGAAGTAATTCTTCAAGATGAAACTTATGAAATCGTAAGACCATACGTAGATCCATCAAGAAAAGCATCTACAGCATCAGACATTGCTACCTATACAGCAAATGAAGAAATTGCAAGAGCAATTATTGACTCAATAGTTATAGAAGGATTTTATTATAAGAAAAAAGTTTTACATTTTACGGGAACTGGAGCAGACTATCTGCCAATCTGGGATGACGTAAAAAAGGTTTTAGCGGTATACGAAAACAACAAATTAGT